GTTAAACACCAAAGCCTCTGCTGCCAGCAAGGCGCCGATCGCGGACATACCCCATTTTATCAGCTGTTGGTTACGGCGGTCGTTCATGTTCACGATCATGTCTTTGATCTCATGGACCACACCTTCCAACTTGCCGACTTTCTCTTCTACCTGATCAAGTTTGTTTTCCAATGCCTCATACCTCTCGGCACATAACTCGACGTGGGCTTCCAAGTTTTCCTTTTCAATTGCTGTAGCTTGTGTGCTCATCTCAAAAATTCCGTCAATAGATAATTATCACAAAACTGCCTTGTGTATTGAGTTGAGCCTATTTGAGCCTGAGTTATGTGTTTGTTGTGTGATGCTTTGTTAATATTTATCATAACTTCGTTTTTTCGTGCATGAAGAACGTGTTGCACTTTGGGCCTAAAGTGTTGATTGTGTTATTGATTTTGCAGTTCTCTTCCAACCCAGTGATGACGGGTATGTTGTTGAAGTCTTGCATCAAGGCCATTAATGGACCATCCTCATTGTCAAATGCCGTTGGTTGCTCAACCTCAAAGGCGAACATCCATACGTTATACTTGAATCCCAGGTCCTGCATATACCAGCGTCCGAACGGATAGAGTTGTATGTCTATGTCCTCCATTATGGTAGGATGTATGAGAACTGTGGGCTGATTACGCATGCCAATCAGTTGTAGGAATGTTTCGTAATTGCGTTGCTGATTTCGTAGTTTAATTTCGTGTTCGCTCTTTGGCTTACCTGTAAAACCAGTGTTTGAGATATCTGCTAATGTCCAACAAACTATCATTCTTCTACCAATGCCACTATCGTTTTAAGTTTATCTATCGCGTCCTTGACAGCAGGATGCTTAACTAGTTCATTCCAGTGCTGTCGGTATATCCATTCTCTGTAGTCACGGAACTCATCTTCTATCTGCTGGACCAGTTCACGCTTGTGACCGGGATCCGTGAGCTTGCGCCTGTATATGGTATTGCCACCATCAGGTGATTCATAGACCCAGGCGGTTGTGTCTCGTTCAAACAGCTCTCGTTGTTCCATACAGATATTTACGCCAATAAAAAAGCCCACTCAAAAAAGTGGGCTTCTTCGTATAAGTCTAAACTTATGCTACAACGTTTGCTGTTAAGATACCTAATTTTGTATCTGTAACTGTTGAGCTTGATAAGTCAACTGAGTCAACTGTGCCTAATGCACGGATAGCAGTTTGTAATGTAGCCGCTACGATTGTGCCGTTACCACCTGTTGCTTCAACAGCAAATGTTTGCTGTGAGTTTGTGTCAAGTAGTGGACCAATAGCAACGATAGTCGCTGTGTCTTGGATCGCATTAAGAACTGCTTGTTGAGCTCCTTCTGGACCTGTTGATGCGTTAGCATTAACGTAGTCAACTGTGAAGAAGTGTAAATTTTGCGAAACTTCTACGTCTGTAGTAGTTGCCGCTGGATGTGTTTTTGTTAATTTTGCCATCTTTCTAATCTCCTAAAGTATTTGGGATCGTAATGTCCCTACACTTATTTAGTCCAAAATATAGAAATAATCAATGCAGTTTATATGGCTTGTCTATATAGTTCGTGCAGGTCTGAATTAGCACCACTTGAGTTACGAGTCATCTGGACCAGACGTTTCTTCATCCAATTTTGATCGCTGGCTGTTAGTCTAGGCTGTTGCACCATCCTACGCATTTTCATTTGATCTGCATCCAACCCTGATATCCTGCGTTGTAAGATCAACATCAATTGTGCGAAGTCATTTGAGTTTAATGTGCCAGAAGCCATGTCTCTGAACACACGTTTGATACGCATCTCAGGAAGGACGATGTCCCAGTTGTTGTATATCCTGTCAGCATATTTCTTCTGTTCCATGACCATAACAATCATATTGTATAGATCAGGCATTGATGGACGGAATCCATTGAAGTTTAAGTTGCTGACTATGGCACTGGCGTAGGTCATTGCCTTGGCCTTGTCTAGATCGTATAGTCCACGGAGCAACAATAGATGGTTGAACATGGTCTTTGCTATGTCATCAATCTTCATACCAGTCAACTGATTAAGTCGACGATACATCCTTGATTCATCTAATTGCTGTAGGAATTCCATTATTGTAAGTTCTTTGCAAAGTTTGATTTTGAGAAGCGTAAACGATCAACGAGCTTGATGCCACTGGCAACATAACCCTCGTGTCCTGGCTCTCCATCAATGGTTGCACGGATGCCTGATCCTTCCCTATCTAGTTCTCGGACCATTCTGGTCTTGATCGCGGCTATCATTCTAAAGATGGCAAACACTGCCGTCACTGCCTGTTGGTTCTCTGCTACCACTTGTTCTATTCTCTTCTGTTTAGGCTCACTGACCTTTGTCTTTGTAAAGTCAATAAAGCCCTGTGCCATATTCTCAAAGTTACCTTCTCTAACTTTAAAGTTAGCATACTGTTTCATCAGTGCAGGTAAGTTGGCCAATTGATATTCTCTCAGTGTCTGAGGATTGAATATTGAGTCAATTTTTTGACTGTTCTTTCTAACTGTTTGTTCTATCTGCCTAAGTTCTTTTACGGGCAAGTCTAGCTCAACTGTGGTAGTCATCTTAGGACTTACAAATAAGACTTCACCCTTGCCAAGTTGATCAATGTCGCTGAAGGGAACACCTGCATCCTCTTGATCTCGTTTGTAGGTATGTATAGCAACACCTGCTGATGATTGAGCTATGTCTTGGCCAACATCTGAATCTTTGTCAATTGAGTATGTCACAGTGTTTGGTGTGAACGTATAGTTGCCACTAACTTCTTTAAGTTTTCCTGCATACAATAGATCTCCCATAACATATCCTTTCATGTTTGAGGGAGTCTGTGCTTCTAGTCGTGGCCATAAGAACTTGTAGATATTGACCAGTTCTGTCCTATCACCACCACGTTGTTGCATGATCTTTTCTAGTTCCTCGGGAGAGCGTGCCATGCCCTGATAACCTTTTGCTGTAAAGCCTGACTTGTCTGTTAATACAAACTTGCCGTTAGTGTCACGGCCAAATATAATCGCTGGCTTACCGTCCCATTTGATTGTAATGTCCTTGGCCTGATCAGGAAGTTGTTGTAGTTTTGTCAGTGCTGTTAATGCACCTTTTGACCCATAGTCAAATATCATATCTTCTGGATGTTCAATACGAGCACCTTCAACTATCACACTCATACCTTGATTGACAATGCGATCTCTTAGATTACGCATAATGTTAGTTTCAGTCATAGCATCTAGATTAAGACCTTCCTTGGCCAGTGTCTCCTTAGCATCTGCTATCAGTTTCTCGTAGTCTGGATCTGATTTAAGTTTGCTGACTATTGACTCAACTGACGCTAGATCCTTTTCCGTGCCACCTACCAGTATCTTTGCTATCTCATCTGGATCTTTTGAAATGGGTTTATCTGTTTCTCTGGCCAATAATCCATTCTTGACAGAAAACTTCATACCTCTTGCACGAGCTATACTTGCTAGAACTATTGCTCTGTGTTTGCCCTTAAACTCTGAACCTGCTGGTGCACCTGACAATGCCCACTTCTGCCACTGTGGCTCACCAAACATGAAGTCTGCCTGCACAAAGCCATTTAATGCCTGTCCATTGATAGGTGTTCTGTAGTGAACTGAGTCGCCAGTCTTGGCAACATAGTCACGGACTTCTAGTCCCTGCTTCTGGACGTGTTGTGCTAGTTGATTATATAGATCTTGTTTGGCTACTGACTTAACATCAACTGCTAAGTCTAGATCGCCTGATGATTGTGCTATGCCCGTGGAGCCCAGCATGTTCTGTAGGAGAGATAATCCTGTAAGTTTCTCTAGATACTTTACAGTTGGCTGGACGTCTTGCTTGTTGATTCTCTGTGTCTGGGGATTTCCGTCGGCGTCCTTGAATACATTACCGCCTTCTAATATGATCATTATTATGCCTTTAAGTCGCCTTTTAGAAACTCTTGTCTGACTCTATCATATATTGCCCTTTGGTCAGGATCATCGAGTCTCAGTTCAAAATTTCCAGTCTTGGCTATGCCGTTATTAAGGTTGCCAGTCACCGTGAATGGACGAGTGTCAGTTGATTGTGCTGGTTGTGCTGGTTGTGTAGAACCAGGTTTATTATAATCTGCGACTCCGCCCGCGACCAATGTGCCAGCGACTGCTGACAAGCGTGTGAAGTTGTCTCTCCAGGCATCAGCATCGTTCCTGGCCGTAGACTGTGACAATCTATTGATTGCGGCATCAACCATCCTGCCAGCATCTGGATTCATCCTGGAAATACCTGCCAGGGCTATGTTGCCCATCAGTGTTCGATCAACGAACTGTGTCAGCTGTGTCTTGTATTGTCCTGGATTCAAGGGTCCTTGGTTCCTCTTCTCGAGTGCCGCCAGTGTCTTCAACCAAGCCTTGGCCGCTATTTGGCCCAACTGTCTGAACTGTGGTTGTGATTCTGCTCGTGCGACACGTGCACCGAGTGGTGCGTTTGCATCTAGTTCCTTTGATTTGTCACCTATGACCTTCTTGAGAGTGTCGAGGAAACCTTCCGTTATCTCATTAATCTTCATCTTTGCGTCTCACTGATCTGTAGAATTTCTGTGGATCACGAGCTTTGATAGCATTGATAAATTTACGCTGTAGATCATCTGCCTGATCTCTGTCATACGTGGAATCAATCTGTTCAAATAGATTGATAGCTGACTGTATGATGTTACTTCCACGGCTTTCCATGAGGTGTTTCTTGTCACGTGGCAAGTGTAAGTCATTTAGTTCGTCAAGTATGCTTCTGGTCTTCTTCTGCATTGTTCAAATCTCGTTAGTGATAGTATTTATCGCATACTTACAGATATCTTTTATAAAATTCAGCTACCTTAGGCAACGACTCTTCAAACTTTTGGTTCCTTAGAGAGTCAAACTTCCTAATTTGATCCAGCATCTTTCTGATTAATTCCGGGTTCTCTTGCCAGTCTGCAGGTATCATATCGGTATTTTTTGATTTCTTAGAAAATTCCACATATTCCTCTGTGCAACCCCTGATATGATATGGGCCAAAGGCCGTGTGATGGGTATGATCAATTAGATCTCCCTCTCTGTTCGTGTTAAAATATTTCTGTTTCCAGTCTGCTAACTCACCAATATATGCTAGATTAAATATGCTAATGGTTTCTTCCAACAAGAACATGACATTACTTGGAGCATTATCTCTTATGTTGAATAAGTTATTCGTTACCTGATTCCATTCCGCAGGCCATCTTTGATAATTGAACCGTTCCTCAATACCATCTAAACTAACATGTAGTTTTACCAAGTAAAATTTTTCCAATAATTCATATCTCTTTTCTGGAATACTTTGTGTGCCGTTGGTCTGAAAACTAACCATTAGGCTTTCCTTAGCATGGGGTAGTGTTGCTAGATATTCACATACTTCCCAATAGTCATTTCCTAACAATGTTTCACCACCACAAAATGTGATTGATTTTAGGTGTGACAGATCCAACGCTTTGAGTATGTCAATGGCTTCCTGTCCAGTTTTATTCTTGGGAGTTTCAGGAAAAGATATGTTATTTTCTTTAAGATGCTTTTGCCAATAAGTGCTACATGTTGGTCCACAGATCCTGCATGCGATATTACAGCTAACATTAAAGGTAAAATCAATTCTCCTAGGACCACTTAGTCTTTCCTCTTTCCCCCAAGCAGAAAACATGCCCTGTCTCATGCTAACGTGCCCTGCTTGTTCCACGCTCTTACAATTATTGCAGTGTTCACTCCACTCATTCTTTTTGTTAAGTTCTATCATAGGTCGGAAGCCGGATTCGTTCCATAGATTATCTGAGAGATCTGTTTCGAACTGTCCCGTGGGCATTAAACAACAATTATTCAACTGGAGTTTACCATTAGGTAACGTCCGAATCTGTAACCCATTGTGTATCATCGGACAATATAAATCATTTTTATCTAATTTATAATCACTCATGGCTTTATTAAGTAGTTTTAATTTGATTTAACAGACTCTTAAGTTTTGAGCTCTGCACTTCTGCTGTTACTTTCTTTTCTTCTTGGGGATAGTTCGTTGATTCTGTTGCTTCTACACCAGCAGTTGACTTGATAGACTTCATGATATCCTTGCCACTTGGTTGTGATGCTTGATATCCTTGTTGGGCTTCTTCACCTAGATCAGTGATTCTCAATGTTTCTACGTTGAACTCTAAATCAACCTTCATACCAACACCTGAACTTGACCTAGTCTTCATTAACTGTAATTGATATCTACCACGCTCACGCATAGCTCTTGATGTAAAGATACCAAACACATTATCAGCAGTGTTGATCTTACTCAAACCACCTGCAATATGACTATGATCAAATTCTACTTCTTCAACAGCACCCCTATTCAACTGCGAAGCAGTTACAAACACAATGTCTAGTTCTTTTGCTAGGTTACGCAATTCTTCAGACACATACTTGTCCTTGACAAACAAGTCATTTGGGCTAACTTTAGCACTCACAGGCATCAACAAGTCCAAGTAGTCAACACACAGGAAGTCTGCCTTCTTGCCTGTCTGTATCTCAAGTTCTTTCATATATGCTCTTAGATCATTGACGTTTGACTGTGCTGGCATATACTTGATACGCAGTTGTCCTGCTTTCTTACCTGCCAGTTTGACTTTCATCTCAACATCTTCAATCTTCTTAAAGATCTCTTTTGAACTTGTGTTGGTCATCATTGAATCCATACGCATTGAACATAGTCCTTCTGAAAGTTCCAATGTCATATACACACCGTTCATACCAGTCATTGCCCAGTTGACTGCCAAATTCTGCATAAACAAACTCTTACCTGAACCTGATCCGCCTGCAAATATCTGTAGCTCACCTCTATTAAATCCACCATACAGTAATCTATCCAACATTGGCCAGCCTGTTGACACTTGTCCATTGCTAGATTTAATTGCTTCTAGTCTTGCCTTGGGATCCTCAAAGTAATCTGTGCCCATATCCTTTGTCAATGATATCTGCACTGCATCCTTGATCAATTTCTCTACAGGATTGTAGTCACCTTTTTCTAACAAGTCTGCTGATTTGAGGATGGCACGTTCTAGTTCTTGTCTGCGTGTGAACTTCTCAAACTCTTCCAAGAACCAATCATAGTGTCCGTCCTTGATGTCAGGAATTTCATCTAACTTGACTCTAGCAACTGCTTCTACCTGTTTTCGATCAGGCATGGTCTGATGTTTATCGCAGTGTTCCTTGATGAACCTGGCCGCTTCTTGTAACGATCTATCAAAGTTTTCTGGATTAAAGATGTTCTGCACACGCACATAGCTCTGTGCATCCTGCATCATCATTTCCAAGAATAATCTCTGTATCTCAGGTCCGTATTCGTTTATCAAGTTTCTTCCTCGCTAGTTCAATTTTAATTTTTGAAGTTTCTCTTGCTGTCATTATAGTTATCAGTGTTCCTGGTCTACCATAACGTTTTACAGCATCATTGACATCCTTGATGTCATCTGCCCAATTTGGTATTGATACAGCAAAACCTAGTTCAACAGCACGATCAATCAGTTTAAGTCCTGCTTCATCTTGATCTGGCACCACTGTTATGTCCTTGCGTAGGCTTTTTAACAGTCTTGCCTGCTTGTCATTGATGTCATTATGTAACAATGCCAAGCAATTTAGGCTCAGTGCATCAAATATGCCCTCAACCACTATAGCCTGTGTCCAATGTTCCTGCTGTAGGTCTGTGCCAAACACATATCCTGGCTGTTGTTCACTGATAAACTTTGGTTTGCGATCATCCAAATATCTCGCAGTGTAGCCAACAAGCCTATCCTCATAGGTATATGGTATAACAATGCGTTCTGCTTGTCTACCTTTTTGGTCTGGTGATATCATGTATGGATAATCACCCGGATCTATCGCCCTGGATTCCAAATAGTCCACATATTTCGTGTCTGACTCTTCGATCAATCTAAGATCTGTTGGCATTTCAACATCATCAAAGGATATGTTCTCTATTTTTGTCCTGGCACGGTCTTCAACCAACTGTGCCATATCTTTGTGTTTGAGACTTTCTAGGTTTAATGCTTGTATGGTTGGCTGATCTAATCCAAACCACGACAATAGTTTGCGTGCCTTAAAGGATAATGTCCTGCCTAGTTTGAAACTTGCTTTGTATCCACAGTTAAAACAGTGATAACTCCAGTCCTCACCATTTTGTTTAATGCCACCACGCTGTCTCTTATCTCTACTATCACCATTATGCTCACAGCAGACGGCATTGAATGATATCCAGCCAGATGCCGTTCGCTTGTGTTTACTAGGAATAACAGATGTAATGTCTAACATTAAGTTAGTATAACAGAATCTATCTCAGGAATCAACTGGTCTTTAATCATTTGGTGTCCAATTTCATTTGGATGACCATCTGGTGCTGTAATCTTTTCTTTTTCTGGATGATGAACTATCCAATTACAGTAATTGCGTTCTGGCCAAAGTAGTGTTGGCACTTGTAAAGGATTGTCCGGTGGCATAATATGAAACTGTAGCATTGGTATATTTTGTCTAGCACTGATTCCATCAAACAAGTAGACTGCTTGTTCATAGTTATATTGATCAAGCTCAGGAGATGATGAATATGCCAGCAACTTTTTACCAATGTCTCTGAAGTGTTCAGGAATAACACTAGATCCAAATTCTATCCAGGCACTGTGTTCAAATTTATTCCATTCTTCATCATCACAGTATTGATGGTGATCAGGATTAAACAGTGTAAACCTATCCGAATCAGTAATACCATGCAAGACTAAACACTGTTCAGGATTGGGTTCTTGTCTTAGCCACCATAAAAAGGTCCATATAGCACTCTGCAAACTACCACCAGGTATGCCGTAGTTTTCAACAGGCACGCCATAATGTTTACCTAGCAGTCCTAGATAACAATGTTCTTCTCTGTAATCTTTATTTTGATCTAGACTTGATGCGTATTTTTGACCTTGAAGTTCAGGCGCGATTAATTCATCACCAAAGGTCCAACTGTCGCCAAAGCCAACAATTTTTTTAATTTTCAATTCTTATCTAATCTTAACTTCACTAATTTCACCACCCTCATTCTCTATTCTCATACGAAGAATTGGATGATACCCGGTTACATTTATATATCCGGTAGTGTCAGACGTAGTAAGATTTACTTCACTGCCTATGTCATACCATAGACCGTCATCATCGATAGCACCTTGGATGGCAAGATTACCTGTGAAGTTTGTTGGTTTGTATTGAATTGTTGTCAGCGAACCAATACTGGCAAATTCACTGGTGTAGTGTGTTGTTACTCCGCTACCTGTGCCGTAGTAATCAGGAACCGTTACTGATTGACTCTCAACATGTTCAGGTAAAACAGAATCTACAACGTTTACTACACCTCGACCACCTTGGTTGTCATCAACAAACACTGTTTCATATAAGTCGCTAGTTGAATCTGCTTTCTCAATTGAATAGTTTGCTTGTTGGCTAACAATAGATGTTAACTGCTCTTCAGTTATGGTAACCTTAGCAGTGCCTTTGGTAGCATCAATGGCTACAAGATCTTGGCTTAGGAGAACTGACGTCCCCTCACGATTTATCAACCTAAAGGTAAATGTGCCTGTAGAAATATTTACTGGCTTTTGGTCTTGATTGATAAATGAGAATATAAGCACATTGTCGGTGCCTTTATGTAAAGTTAATTCTTTTGCATACACGGTTCTATACCTCCGGGACGTTAGAGCTTGGGTAGTGTCCCTTAATACTACCTTCTGTTTTTCTGAATATAAATAGACTTGAGTTGTAAACATATGAGTATTTATCGCATTTATGAGTAGTGATTTTTTTAAAGAACTAAATGAAAAATATCCTTTTATCACCATAGTCAACTATTCAGGTGCTGAATTTGTAGGTATCATTCAAAATCGTGATGCTACCGTAACTACCATGTATGACTTTGGCCGTATTGTTGACCAAACACTTAAACAAAAGTTTTTGGATCTAGCAGAAATATGGTGGTGGGAGTCAAATAGATCAATTCCAATTAATATATTCTTACGTGAGGAATGGACAATATTCCGTCCTTACTTGCAAACATTTACAAACAAAGATTTAGAAATAATATTAGGTCCAACTATTAGTCTTAGCGATCTTGCTAAGAAAAGATCAAAGAAAAAGTCTATAACCTTAGTAAGGAAAATGTAAAATTGAAATTCCATCAAACAACGATTTATAATAATCGTCACAGATTCAACCTAATGAAAACTAGAATTGATCAGTTACTGATGTTTTATTGGATTCGTCATCAATCACCTGGCTCAATATTAGAAGTTGGCATGAATCAAGGACAAAGTTTAGGAATATTAACAGAAGATAACAAACAGGCCAGGACCGTTGCTGTGGACATTATTCTCGACGCTTCTTTATTTCAGGATCTATATGGCAACTTGGATAATGTTTCTTTTGCCCAAGCCGATAGCTTAGAATATCTAACAGCAGACAAATTTGATTTCATACAAATTGATACTGATCATACCGAAAGAACTCTACCAGAGATACAGAAATATATTAAAAATTTAAATACTGATGGTGTGTTATTGATAGATGATTATCCATGGTCCGGTGTTGATCAGAGTTTGGATGTTTTTCTGGCCCAACAATCTGACTGGGTTCCTTTCCTAATGAGTGAACAAACACTATTTCTCCATCACCGATCTCGAGACGATTCTGTATTTTTAGATGAAAAGTTGGAAGAGTTATTTGGCGATTTTTGTTTGTTAGAAAACATCGATTATAAACAGCACGTTGTAAAACGTGTTTCGTGTCCTAATGTCATCAATGACGATGATGAAGTTTTTGATTTAATATTAAAGAAATTAGATCTATAATTCTAACGCGAAAGATGGGTCAGCACGCCAGCGACGCTTATCAGTCTCTGCCTCAGGATATAATGCCTCGATGAATGAACTAATCTTTTCACTGACAGTCACGGGATATTCATCCCACAGTTTCCAAAATCTACGTTGATTGTGTCTACACTGTCTACGTGTTTCACTATCAAACATGATGTCATGTAGGTCTGGTCCTAATACTTTTATGATGTTATCAACTATGCCCTTCATCCTGGCTTCCCATGGTTCTATGGATTGCCAGTCTGATCCAAACACATTGTCAAATGTTTCAAATCCTAACTTTTTAAGGTCACGATAATGATTAAGACTTGCTAATGTGATAAAAGGGTGTTCACCTAAGATTGGTTTCCATGTTTTTTCAGTGAGGAAACTATACTGTAATTTAACCGTTGACTCTGCTTGAACAGAAAAGTAAGTGTCAAAGTGTTGTTGCGAAACCATTAAGCCGGCTTCCCACTTTTTCCAATCAACCAATGTGTCGTGTGTTATGTCTCTACCTAGATCATAGTCACTTGGCAGTTTCTTGCCACTGGATATGTGGCTCCATAATGCACCATCTAACATATCGTTCTTGGCTAGTTCGTTAACCAAAGCTACTCTATGTTCTCTTACACGATTGTTTAAGTATAGAAACGTGTAAGGTCTCGTGTGTCTGCCGAACATGATGTGCTTTTGATGTTCATTCTTAAGTCCTGTAAGATACATCATGTATTGTATGTTACAATTACGAATTGATTCTGGCATTTCTCCTGAGCAGATCGTTGCGTAGCGACCGTCTAAGGCACCTTTAAGAAGTCCTGCTACATCTAAAATACGCACGAATGTGTTAGATCCCTCGAATGGATTTTCCAATATGATGTTTGATTGACTTGATTTAACATAGTCTAAGAAGTAAATCTCATCTGGTAGTATTGGAATAATCTGTAGGGTGTCATTAGGTAAGGCTTGTAATTCTTCTACAGTTTCATAGATGTTACAGTTACGGATGAACTGTTGTAGCCTACTGTCCTTGTGTAGATAAATTTTCATCTAACAGTTTCATGTGAAGGGTTACTAAAACAGCGTAGCTGACCGCGTGTGATTTCTTAAAGAAGTATTGCTCTTCTGTCTGTGTCCAAATGTCTTCTGCTATTGCTTTCCAATCCTTGCCCAACAAGTGTCTCTTGCCTGGCCTGATCAAGGCCAAAAACATTGCCATCCTTGGTATCGTGTCTATTTCCAAATTGCCAATCAGATCAAAGTGATTGCCGATATGTATGACCTGTTCAAAGAACGTTCTGTCTTTTAGTCTATGCCAAGGTGTTTCTCTGGCCATTAGTTCATCATAGTGCTGTTGATCTCTGATCAGTTTGTAGACGTTGACATTGAGGAAGTCAATCTTAAAGTATCCTCGGTCCTCTGCTTCTTGATAATCAATACTTGCAGTCTGTGTTATAGGATTGTATGGAATATCAGTGACATATACACCTGAGTTATGCTTACGTATGTCACCATCATTGATCTGCATAGCGGCCGTATGCTTGATCAGTTTCAGTATGTCATCACGATCAGCAAAGTCTATGTCTACGTCTGTTGAATATTTTACCATCCTGCTTTCCTCAACATTTCTTTCATGTATTCCGTGTCACCTGGATAATCTCTCAGTATCCTTGACCAACGATCTGGATCTAGAAAGTCCCATACTATGGCCAGTTGTTCCTCAGTTAGGTTCTCTAACCACTCATGTCCTGAGTCACAGTTGAATATAGTCCAGCCGGTTACACGTCCTGTTGTAACATAGTGGCATATCTTGTTGGAATTGCCATAACGCAGGAAGTGTTCAGTTGGATTCTCTGTTGCTTCAGACCAATCCATTGAAGTTTCCAATGCACGAGTAAGTGCATCTGTTGCATTCTCTCTATAGATATATTCTTTAAGGAACTCTTCATACATCTTGTCCGAACCCCAATAGTCTATACGTTTGTTATTTTTCAACAACCATTCAGCAAAGCGAGTTGAGTTAACAACACGGGCATTCACACAGTAGTTGCCAAACTTAACAAAGGCTCTGTAGTATGCTGACTTGGCAAACTCATCAAATGTCTTGTTCTTTGCTGAGCCTTGTGTGACTTCGTAGAAGTTTAAATAGTTTTGAAATGCAATACGTGTGGCTGGGTCGTCTTTGGTTTGATATCGACGCTTCTGCTCACAGACGTGAACTTCTAGTGTGGTTTCTTTACGAAACTCACGTTCACAATACTTACATTTAAAACTCTGATTTAATTCGCTTGTCATCCCAACCTAGTTCTTTACAATATTCTTTTATTTCTTTTTCTGTGTTCATCTCCAGAAACATGTCCATTTCATCTGACTTCATGTTTGGATATAGCTCTGCCACAATCTTTCGTAACTTGTTGGTAGATTTACCTTCCTTCTTCTTTGCGGCCAACCAATAATGGAACTGCTTGCCCATGTTTGGTGATACCGTGGTGCACATCAACCATTGTAGTTTTGTGTGTTTGTTTAGGTCAAAGAAATGTTTATTCACATACTTGTTTGTTGCCATTAGGTAGTATGCCTGTAGATCCGCCGAACCGCCCACACTAGCGCCATACCTTAGCATTAGATATGTGCTAAACTGTTTCTTTTCATCCTCAGTGAATTTGTCATAGTAGTCTCGATCCTTGCGATCGTAGGCCGCCATCTCGTTACCAATGTATAAGGGTGAGCTCTTATCTGCCATTATACATCCAGGCTATCTAATATATGATTTAAACACATGTTCGCAAAACTTTCCTGTATGCTGTCATCCTCAACATGGAAACCTGGACCATCCGTTCCGTTTGAATGATCCCAGAGATTCAAAGATATTTGTTTTGATTTATGGTCCAGAAAAGGATCTCCAATAAAATTACGTTCATAAATTTTCTTATCAATGTAGTGTAGCCCACCTGACATCCAACAATATCCAATATTTTTATTTTTTAAATATTCCAAACAAAATCCTGCTGTTATAATATTCTGAAATTCAATTACTTCTTGATCAACTATGCTGTCTCCGTGTTCTGATCGAACATGTAGCATTGATTGCGTATTTACAGTATTACGTTTTCTATTCCAATTTACAATATCTTCTGGATTAAGACTTCTTGCTGTAACGGAATTATCTCTTTCTGTTTCTATTCTATTACTGCTAGTAAACAACAGTATCACAAAATCTGGTTCATACATCATACCTTGTAAAAGTTGTTGTGCTATTGCAAGATTACTAGATCCGCCTAACGCCAGGTTACATATCTTCCAATCAATGATTGGAAAACTATTGGCTATCTTTTGGCTAAAGTGAAGACCTGGATATCTTCCATCGTCTTCTGCAAAACTGTCTCCACATATCAAAACTTTTTTAGTCTGTGCTTCCATTAAAATGCCAAGTTATAGTTAACGATCTCACAGTTGCGACTGATGTCCTTAACGAAGTAGCAACATTGTGGTTGCTTTCCATCACTTAAAGGAATAGTCAGCAGTTGTCCATTTTTAAGTTTAGGTGAATACCAGGACACATCTTGATAGACATCAATGATCTCGATGTCTAAGAAACTTGGGCGGAAGTCAGTCAACGAGTTAAACTGGAATGCCCTAAAGCCCCTGTCATTGATTGATGTTAAAGGTAACACTTCAAGATCTCCCACGTCAGGTTCACCTATTAGGATAGACCAATCAACTGGCATCCTTATCTTGTGTTCACCAATCTTTAACACCAATGCTGGCGAGTTAAATGACTCAAGGAATATCAAAGGTATCCAATGATAGTCCGGGTTGCCTGGATCTGAATTATCCAAGATGCTGAAACGCATATCATCTATCTCTTCAGGTAGTGTGTCAAGATCATACTTTTGGTTGTCTAATGTTAATATCTGCATACTACTCCTATTATAGATTATGTCTTCGTGTCTGTCAACTACTAATTCCACTCAATTTTCTCCACTTCAAATGGATAATTTGCCTCTTTGTAAAACGCCTTGCGTTTTGTTAAGTGCCTTTTGGCAAATTTACATGTTGATGTTATATCCCAAATCTGCACAAAATCTTTATCCTCAGCCTTCCTAATGCCTCTACCAATTGACTGAATAACACGCACGAAAGACTTGCCAGGCTCAATGAGAATAAGATTAAAAATCCTAGGAATGTTAATCCCAACAGCGGCAACACCATAGGTAGCGATAATAACTTTACCATCCATTGTCGCAACTTCGTCATATTCATCTTTTCTATCCTTTGCTTTGGTTGATCCTGACACGAACACCGCATCATCGATCAACTCTGTTAGTTTCTTACCAGGTGCTATCCTATCAACCAGGACCAATGTGTTACCACTTAGTCGGACCTTGTTCACCAGACTGGCAATATACTCCATGCGTTCCTCGGTCTCTAATAGATAACGCAGTTCATCTTGATATGATTTATATTCCGCATGATCAATCAACTGTAGGACATTCACATGGCAGTTTGCTAGGACACCCTCCTGTTGTAGCTCATTCGCTGACAGTTTACCAACAACATCACCGAGCGAACATCTCAGGCTCATGCGTTCATATTCTTCCTTGGGTATTGTTCCCGTCAGTCCCCAACGGATGGGTATGCGACTCATGGCTCCTGTCAACAGTGTGCGGAGTGCATCTGCCTTGGCCATGTGCACCTCGTCCACCATGACACAGACCACATCGTGCAGGAACTCATCTATCGTGATGTCAACATCCTTGGCTCGAGTCTTCTTGAGCAGGATGTTTAGACTTTGCCAGGTGCATATAGTATGTGTCTTACCAAACTCTTTACGATCGCCGAAGAACACACCAACATCCAATCCCATGTTGATATAGTCGTCCTCTGTCTGTGTGACCAATGACTTGTTTGGAACGATGACTATGGTCCTGCCGTGTGGTTCACATCTATGGCTCAGCACTGCTGTAATTAAAGTCTTACCTGCACCTGTGGCAATCTCTTGTAGGCATTGTGGATTTTCAGTAAACCTATTGACTATCTCAACTTGGTAGTCACGTAGTTTGATCGGTTCGCCTGCGATGGGATGTCCGGGGGGCCAAACATAGTCTGAGTAACTGTCCTCTGTCACTGGTTCTAATGGATAACTTCTTTGGTAGTCTCTATAGTCTTCCAAATCAACATCATAGTTGTATTCTTCTAACACGGTGAGTATCTCGGGCAGTAGGTTAATGTATGTTGATCCGCCCAGTTGAAAGAAGCCAACCTTGCCATCCCATCGTCCTAGTCTAACTGCTGGCATGTAACGGGCACCGGGCACTTCAAACTTAAATTTGTTGGTTAGGGCTTTACGGACATCAAGGTCCAGACCTTCTATCTTAACATTCACTTCGTCAAGAACATGTAATAAGGCTTTCTTCATATTATTAATTATACACTAAAAGGGGGAAGTGGGCCAACTTTTTGACCCACTTTGGTAGAATTACCTGCGTTTCATACAGGTAACTTCTGCTAACTCTCTC